ATAATAAATTTAGGTCGTTTTCCATAGCGAGCCGATTCACCGTCATACTTTCCAAATATATGCTTGCCCACACTCCTAGCAATTTGTTCATCGACCACATCAACATCAATTGCAATTGTGTTCCTGGCGATGATGCCAACTCCAGCATCAGCGGAGCCATTTGCCAACCACTTTTGAACGTCTTCTTCCTTCGCACGAAAATTCTGCCACCCAGGACGCGTGCAGCGTTTAGTACCAGGGTCAATAGGTACGATCTCATATCCAAGCTCAACGAGTCTTGAGCCATGCTCCCTCAAAGCCCCCACGCTTTAACGCCCTAGTTTCCGAGCCCAGTGTTCGAGGGTGTATTGGAAGTCGCGAACATGCTCATACAAGAACTCAAGCACATCAGCCATTTTTCCAACGGTCCAGGCACAACCATCAATGGCTAGTCGCTTGCTCTTGATCAAGATTTTGTAAAACTGCATCTTTTATTGTCTCCTCAACAAAGTCTGGCATGAGCTCTTCCCACGCGACGGCACCGCCAGTGAGAACGTGAATCTGTAAAGCTCGTTTAGGTGGAATGTTTTCTTCAACAGCCCATGCGTGTACGGCCTGGGTTGACACTCTTAGAAGGACTGCCAACTGCGCGAGGTTTGGGATTCCAAGTGCGCTGAGCGATTTTTCAAGGGCTATTGCGACTCTAGGTTGTGCGTTCAGAGGTGGTGCCATTGCGAATGATTCCTTTTTCTACTTTCAACTGACGGTTGTAGACTAATCTAAAAAGCGTTAGTATTCAACCAATACTTGAGGCCGCAATTGCAAAAGGATTTTTTTGGTGGAACAAACTACTTTTGATTTACCGATATACAGACTCAGACCCTCGAACAAATCATGGCTGCTCTGCCCTGGATCTATCCAAGCGTGTGAGGGTATCCCCGATGAAACAACCGACGCCGCAGAACTTGGAACTGCAATCCACGAACTCGCTGAACTGTGCCTAAAACAAGGGACCGCCCCAGAAGAGTATCTGGGTTACCCAATCTACAACGGCATGATTGTTGATGAGGATATGGTTGAAGTAGCTGCCTACTATGTTGACTTCTGCAACGGGCAGCCAGGATGAAGCAGTATGAGAAAAAGATCTCAATGGAGAACTACGCCCCTGGGTGCCGTGGCACGGCAGACACTGTCATTCAGCATGAAGACACTTTATCTGTTATTGATCTAAAAACCGGACGTTTAAAGGTTGAGGCGAAAGAGAACACTCAGCTAATGCTTTATGGCCTGGGTGCGCTGAACGACATCGCTGATCACTCTTTTATAGACACGATCAGGTTGGTAATCGTTCAGCCGCGCCTCGACCATATCGATCAATGGTATATAAAGAAGGATGAATTAATAAAATGGGGACATGAAGTCGTTCGCCCCGCCGCCGCCAAGACAATGGCGTCGGATCCAGAATTTAATCCCTCACCCGCCGCATGCCAGTGGTGTAAAGCCCGTACAGTTTGTAAGGCGTTAGCACAACAACAACTTGAGATAGCTCAGAATTCTTTTGAGGACCTGGACGCTCCACTTGTTGTAACCACTCCACATTCGATGTCCATCGATGAAATTGGAAAACTATTACCGAAGCTTGATCCCTTGATCGCCTGGGCTCAAGCAATAAAAAAACGTGCAAGAAGTTTAGCTATCGACGGGTCGGTCGTACCAGGACACAAACTTGTTTCTGGCCGTGCGAACCGTCGGTGGAAAAATGAGGAACTTGCTGCTGAAAAACTTGAAGCCTTTTTTGGTGACCAGGCTTTCAACCGCAAGTTGATCTCTCCTTCACAAGTTGAAAAGCTTGATAAGGAAAAAGCCCTGGAGCTCTTGGAGCTTTGGGAAAAACCAGTTGGTGCGTTGTCCCTGGTGCCGGAAGACGATCCGCGTCCCGCGCAAAGCACCGACGTAAATTTTGATGAAATTGGAGAAAATTGATTATGAAGAAATTAGGTGATGGAAAAATCATGTTGGAAAAAGTGCGTTTATCTTTTCCAGAGCTATTCACTCCCAAGTCTTTTGGTGACGATGGAGCCAACCCGAAGTATTCAGCAAATTTTTTGATGGATAAGGATGAACATAAAGACGAGATCGCTGGGGTCATGGGGGCCATCAAGGAAGCGATTGCGGGGAAGTGGAAAACAAAGCCAAAAGATTTGAAACTTTGTTTCAGTGACGGTGAAGAAAAAAGTTACGACGGTTATCAAAACGCCTGGTTTTTATCGGCAAACAATAAGCGGCGTCCGGTTGTCATTGATAAGGACAAATCCCCACTCGTTGCCGAGGATGAAAAAATCTATGCGGGATGTTATGTCAACGCCATAGTCAGTTTCTGGTGTATGGATAATAAGTGGGGTAAGCGAGTCTTATGTAATCTGGAGGCGGTTCAGTTTGCCGCTGACGGCGAAGCATTCGGTGGCTCCAGCGTAGATGTCAATAACACCTTCGATGACATCTCGGAGGAGACTTCAGCAGACGTCAAAGAAGACCTCGACGATATATTTGGTGAAGAAGCTGCATAGTGATCTCCTTTGATTTCGAGACTTACTCCAGGTGCGACATCCGAACTGTTGGGGCATACGCCTACGCGGATCATCCTTCTACCGAGGTGGTCTGTATGGGCTATGCGTTTGACGATGAAGATCCACAAATTTGGATTCCGGGTCAACCCTTCCCGTCCGAGTTTTTGGATCGTGTCAAACGAGGTGCGGATGTCTGCGCCTGGAATTCTTATTTTGAAATGGTGGTGTGGAACCTGGTCCTTAAAAAAGATCCGATTCCATTCAACCAATGGAACGACACAATGGCCCTGGCGGGAGCTCATGCTCTCCCCCTGGCCCTTGCAAAATGCGGTGAAGTATTAGGACTTTCAGAAGAAGAAGCTAAAAACAAACGTGGCAAATTATTAATCCAACGACTATCAAAACCTCAACGGGATGGAACACGCAACACCGACCCGTTTTTACTAGAAGAATTTTATGACTACTGCAAACAAGACGTTGCAGTCGAACGAACGATCAGAAAGAAACTTAGAAACCTCACAACCTCAGAACAGCAAATCTTTAAACATGACCAGGAACTGAACTGGAGAGGGTTGAGGCTCGACACAGACTCGATCGATCACGCTTTGAGGATCTACCAGGAAACGGAAAACAAACTGAATGAAGAAGTCAAAAGAATTACAAACGGAGAGCTCGACTCCACCAGCAGCCGAGCCAAGGCATTCGCTTGGATGGCTACTAAAGACTACCAAATGGAGTCCTACACAGCTTCAGCGGTACAGGAGGCTATTGACAGTCCAGCATGTCCGAAGATCGTCAAACGATTCCTCAAAATCAGACAGCAACTGAGTCAGACCAGCAATAAAAAATATCACAAGATGAAAGACACTGTTGCCAGTGACGGACGGGTCCACGGGCTTGTTCAGTACCACGGGGCATCCACCGGAAGGTGGGCTGGAAGATTGATACAACCTCAAAACCTTCCAAGACCCAAACATAAAAATGTTGATGAGTTGATCGATTCAATGCCTGAGAACTTTAAAGGTTTGGATGTGCAGCCCCTCGATGCGCTCACAAGTTGCCTCAGAGGGATGATTGTTGCATCTCCTGGTAACCGCCTCATCTGTGCAGATTTTAGCTCCATCGAAGCCAGGGTGTTGGCATGGATGGCCGACCACGGTCGGGTGGTGATGAGCTTTGTCGATGGAAAAGACATATACCGGACCACCGCAGCGGAGATGTATTCAACCCCCTATTCTGAGATAACAGATGAACAACGATTTCTTGGCAAGGTGGCGACCCTCGCCCTGGGCTACCAGGGAGGGGTTAGAGCCTTTACTAAAATGGCTGAAGCGTACGGTGCGTTTATTGATCAAGAGCTCGCACTGAGGATTCGAGACTATTGGAGAGAGGCTAACAAGCCTATTGTTAATTTGTGGGCTGAGTTTGAGAGATCGGCAAAGCGGAGTCTCTGGACCGACGGGCTGGAAAAAACAAAGGTTGGACCTTTTAAAGTTCATAAGTCTGAGCTCCTTTTTCGGTTGCCGAGTGACCGGGTGCTTGTATGGCAAAACCCAAGACTTGAGATTAACGAAAAGGGTTGGGAGCAACTTCGCTATGACGGAACAGATCCGCGTACCAGGAAATGGACCACCAGGGATACTTATGGTGGTGACCTAGTTCAAAGTGTTACCCAGGCTATCGCCAGGGACCTGTTAGCCGAAGCTGTTTTGCGTTTAGAAAAAGCGGGGTATCCCGTTGTGATGCACATACACGACGAGATCATCGCGGATGTACCAAAGGGTTTTGGATCATTAAAAGAGTTCATAAAAATAATGTGTGAGCTCCCCACCTGGGCAAAAGGTTTGCCGATGAAAGCAGATGGATTTGAAACTCAGAGGTATAAAAAATAAGCGGTCGTAGAAGAAACGACGACATGATATCCCGGCTAAGAGATTCCAGGTTGTTTGAGACGGACGCATTATTCAACAACGAAGACGCAGCTAGAGTGTTGAGAACCACGGCAGTGTACGCCAATCAAATTTTACGATCGGCGCAATACTATGGGCTAGTTGAAATGTACGAAGACAATCTTGGTTTTCAAACTTATCGACGCAGACCCCGACACGATTGGTTGAGCCAGCCGTGGAGAAAAATCAGCGATGAAGAATTAGAGATTTATCGAGGCTGGAAAAAATACGAAATGGAGAACCAAGATGCTTGAGTCAGCGATTGAAAAGAAAGTGACCTCTAAAGCTCAAAAGGATGGATGGATTTCGTATAAGTGGTGCAGCACTTCACAACGTGGTGTCCCGGACAGATTATTTTTTAAAAAAGGGGTTGTGAAGATTATTGAATTCAAGACCTGGGGTAAAAGACCCACGGCCTTGCAATTTTTTATTCATTCAAAATTACGAGACAACGGATTTGAAGTTCATGTTATTGATAACGTCGAAGACGGGTTAAAAATTCTCAATGTTACTTGAAGACGATTTACATAAGTACCAAAAAAGAGCAGCAAAATTTATTTGCGAAAATAAAAGTGCCGC